AATACGAAAACAGAACAGAACCTTTTCAAGGTGCATCGGGTGCCACGCATCCTGTTCTTGCAGAAGCTGTAACACAGTTTCAAGCAACAGCTTACAAAGAGTTATTACCAAGTGATGGTCCAGTTAGAACACAGATTTTAGGAATTAAAACACCAGCTAAAGAGCAACAAGCAAAACGTGTAAAAGATTTTATGAACTATCAGATCATGGATCAAATGAAAGAATACGAACCAGAGTTTGATTCTATGTTATTTCATTTACCATTAGCAGGATCTACATTTAAAAAAGTTTATTATGACTCTTTACTACAAAGAGGTGTATCTAAATTCGTACCAGCTGATGATCTTGTGGTGCCTTACACAGCGAACAGTTTAGACGATGCAGATGCAATCATTCACGTTTTAAAAGTTTCTGAAAACGATTTACGTAAACAACAAGTTAATGGTTTTTATGCTGACGTTGAACTTGGTAGTCCAACGATGAGTGTTAACGATGAAGTTTCAAAAAAAGAAAAAGAATTAGAAGGCACAACTAAATCTGGAAAACAACAACCTGTTTTTACTCTATTAGAGTGTCATATTGATTTAGATTTAGAAGGCTTTGAAGATATTGGTCCAGATGGCGAGCCGTCTGGTATCAAGCTACCTTACATCATAACAGTTGAGGAAGGTAGTGGAAAAGTTCTTTCGATAAGAAGGAACTATGCGCCCAATGATCCAAGTAAGAAGAGGATCCAATACTTTGTCCATTTTAAATTTCTGCCTGGACTAGGATTCTACGGATTTGGATTAATACACATGATTGGCGGATTGAGTAGAACTGCAACAGTCGCTCTCCGCCAATTATTAGATGCAGGAACTTTGTCAAACTTACCTGCAGGTTTTAAACAAAGAGGCGTAAGAGTCAGAGATGAAGCAGCACCAATTCAACCTGGTGAATTTAAAGACGTAGATGCCCCAGGAGGCAGTCTTCGTGATGCTTTCTATCCTCTGCCTTATAAAGAACCATCACAAACTTTATTAGCGTTGATGGGTATTGTTGTACAAGCTGGTCAAAGGTTTGCTGCAATATCTGAACTACAAACAGGAGAAGGAACACAGAATGCTGCTGTAGGAACTACGATCGCTCTTCTTGAAAGAGGATCTAAAGTCATGTCAGCGATACACAAAAGATTGTATGGTTCTATGAAAAGAGAATTTAAATTATTATCTAAAATTATATCAACATATCTACCACCTGAATATCCATACGACGTGGTTGGTGGAGCAAGAATTATTAAACAAGCAGACTTTGATGACAGAATAGATGTTTTACCTGTGGCTGACCCTAATATTTTTTCTATGTCACAAAGAATAACACTAGCACAAACAGAATTACAGTTAGCTACATCTAACCCGCAGATACATAACATGTATGCAGCATACAGAAACATGTACGAAGCTATTGGTGTTAAGAATATTGATCAAGTTTTACCACCACCAATGCCAGTACAACCAATTGACCCTAGCCAAGAACACATTATGGCTTTGGCAGGCAAACCTTTTCAAGCTTTTGCAGGTCAAGACCACAGAGCACACACTACCGCTCACTTAAATTTCATGGCAACTAACATGGTTAGAAATAATCCAGCGATTATGGCTGCCATACAGAAAAATATTTTAGAACACATCAGTTTAATGGCTCAAGAACAGATACAATTAGAGTTTAGAGAGCAGTTACAAATGATGATGATGTTAAGACAACAAGCTCCAGTCAATCCAGAGGCTGCAAAACAGCTACAAGAGATGAGTCAAAACATAGAAGCAAGAAAATCTGTGTTGATTGCCGAGATGACTAACGAATTTATGATGGAAGAGAAGAAAATTACGTCTCAATTTGACAGAGATCCGCTTCTAAAACTAAAAGCAAGAGAAGTTGACCTAAGAGCAATGGAAAATGAACGTAAAAAACAAGCTGATCAAGACAAAAACGACCTTGGAAGAGCAAAATTAATGCAAGCTAGGGATATTTCTGATGAAAAGATGGATCAGAACGAAAAATTAGCTAAATTAAGAGCTGGTGTAAGTCTTGCAAAGGCTGATAAACCAGGTATAACTGCAATTGAGGTAGAAGAGTAATATTAAGGAGCAAAAAAACGATGATGAACTATAAAAAACAAAAAATGATCAACGTTCCAGCTGAAAAAGTTGAAGTAGATCCAAGATCTAAGACAACAGCTGACGGTGCTTTCAATTATATCGCAAAACCAGAAGTGGTTGGCGTAAAAGGCACTAAAAGAATGAGATCAGACAAAAGAAAAACAGCTATCGTAGTATAATTATGGCTTGGTTTAGTTTAGCGAAGATAGCTCTGCAAGCTGGGAGCAAAATTTACAGCAATAGACAGAAAACTAAAATGGCTATGTCTGATGCACAGCTTATGCACGCAGAAAAGATGGCTCGAGGTGAAGAGCAATACCAAGGTAAACTTCTTGAAGCTCGTCAAAACGATTTTAAGGATGAATTTGTACTTGTAATAATCTCTGCACCTATTATAGTGTTAATGTGGGCAGTCATGTCAGACGACCCAGCAGCGATGGAGAAGGTGAAGTTATTCTTCGAGTACTTCTCAACATTACCGTCATGGTTTACAAACCTGTGGATCCTTGTCGTGGCGAGTATTTTTGGTATTAAGGGAACACAGATATTTAGGAACGGAGGAAAAAAATAATGTCTTCAAAAAAAAAATATAAACTTGGAACTAAATTTCAAGGAAATTACAAAGGTAAATCTCTTCCAGGAAAAGTAAAAGAGTTTATTAAAACAGGAGCTAAACAAACTATTGGAACAGCAAAAAAGCTGAAAAAGGCTAGAAGTAAAAAATAATGCCAAAAATAGGAATTGCTAAAAAAGGATTAGGACTTCTTGGTAAAAAGAAACGACCAAGAACTAAAGCTGAACTGATCGAACGTATTAGACAGCTGGATCCAAAAGTGTATGGAGAAGATATAGCCAAATTTGGAAGTGGAATTGAGAGAAAACAAATGAAAAAAATGTTTAAAAATGGAGGAAAAAAATAATGAAAAGATTTGTAGGTTACTTAATAAGTAAAACACCAAGAGCTAAAAAAGTTGCACCAACGATTACGCAACCTAAACAGCTTAAAAAAACAATGAAAAAAATAGGTGAAAAATATAAATATTCTAGCGCTAGAGAAAAAGAATATATTAAAAGAATAGATAAAGTACAAAAATTAAAAGATAAGAGAAAAGAAGGAGTTAAAGCTGGTAAAGATCTTAAAAAAATGGTTGATACTAAGCAAGCAGAAAAAATAGGAAAAAGAATTTATTCTAAACAAGTCCCTGACAAAAGAACTAAAGGAACAGGTAAAAAAGGTGAATTTGTAGTTGATAAAATAGAGAGAAAAGGAAAAATGTTTGGTGGTATTATAGGTAAGAAAAAAGAGAAAAGAGAGAAAAGGGAAGCTGAAAAAGGAACAAAACCAAAAGACCTGATTTATAAACCAAAGAAAATGGAAAGATTAGAAGAGTTAAGAAAACAACTTGAAGGTATGAAAAAAGGTGGCAAAGCAAAATTTCCTGATCTAACAGGCGATGGTAAAGTAACTAAAGCTGATATCTTAAAAGGTAGAGGCGTGTTTAAAAAAGGCGGTGGAGTAAAACAAGCGATTAAGACAATTACATCACCAATTACTCGTCTTAGAAATAAGATGTCAAAAAGAAAATTTGGTGGAGCAAAAGGAAAAAAATAATGGCTGGAAAAGGTTTATACGCAAACATACATGCTAAAAGAAAACGTGGTGGTAAGATGCGTAAGAAAGGTGCAAAAGGTGCACCAACAGCAGCTAACTTTGCGAGAGCAAAACAAACAGCGAAAAAAAAATTTAAGGTATACCCTAGCGCCTATGCTAATGCCTACGCATCTAAAATATGTGCAGGTAAAATTAAAGATCCATCTGGTGTAAAAAGAAAAGATTTCAGAGGACCTAAACCAGTAGGTAAAGCTGAGGGTGGTAAAATATCAAAACCTAGACTTCAAAGACCTAGATTCGGAGGACCTACACCTACTCAAAAATCGAAACCAAAAAAATTTCAAAAACCAAAAAAAACAATTCCACGAACAATGCCAAAAGTTAACATGAGAGATAGAGATATAGGTATACAAAAAATCAAAGAGTTTATAAAAAACAGACCTCGAAACAAAATGGGTGGTGGTATGATGAGACCAAGATCTAAAATGATGGGCGGCGGCATGATGAAGATGCCTAGAGCAATGTATAAAAAAGGTGGTATAGCTAAAGGTTGTGGAGCTGTCATGAGTGACAGACGTAAAGTAACAAAAGTATTTTAACATGGCTGGTCTAAAGACATGGTTCAATCAAAAATGGGTAGATATTGGGAGCAAACGAAAAGATGGATCGTTTGCAAAGTGTGGCCGTTCAAAACAAAAAGCGGACTCAAAGAGGAAGTATCCGAAGTGTGTCCCACTTGCAAAAGCAAGATCAATGTCAGAAGGCCAAAGAAAATCTGCCGTTGCCAGGAAACGGGCAGCTGCCAATGTGGGACCTAAACCTACAAACGTAAAAACATTCGCAAAAAGAAAAAGCATGAGTATGGGAGGTGTAGTGTGAGAAGAAGATTTGCTAAAGGCACTATGCCAGCAAGAAATAAAAAGAATTTCAGACCTACAAAGTCTGGAGCAGGCATGACACAAGCTGGGGTCAAAGCCTATAGAAGAATGAATCCTGGCTCAAAACTAAAAACAGCCGTGACTGGAAAAGTGAAACCAGGATCAAAAGCTGCCAAACGTAGAAAATCATTCTGCGCAAGATCACTAGGACAAATGAAAAAATTTCCTAAAGCCGCAAAAGATCCAAATTCACGAATAAGACAAGCACGGAGAAGATGGAAATGTTAAATGCAATTAGAAGCCGTAATAAATAAATTAATAAGATACTTAAACAAAAGAATACAAGAACTATCTATAGCTGTAACTTCAGGTGGTATTGACACCATGGAAAAATATAACTATATAATAGGACAGATAACAGCCCTAGAGGCAACTAAACAGGAACTCTCTAACCTGCTAGAAGATAAGGAGCAAAATGAAGGAACAGTCATCGACATCAAAAATCCATCTACCAAATAAAGAGCTGGTAGGGGTCAAAAAAGAAAAAGATTTATCAAAAGAAGATTCACATAAACTACCACAACCAACTGGTTGGAGGTTGTTAGTTTTACCTTTTAAAATGAAAGGCAAAACTAAAGGCGGTCTATTAATGGCCGAATCAACTTTAGAGAGACAACAAGTTGCATCTCAATGTGGTTTAGTTTTAAGAATGGGTCCAGATTGCTACAAGGACAAAGAGCGTTATGCTGATGGTCCTTGGTGCAAAGAAGGGGATTGG